ATTGAATAATATGAATGACTATACCAGATATGACCAGAAAAGATTCGACCATTCCAATAACTGAAATAATTAAAACAGTTCAGAATAATCTTATATAAGTTCTTCATCTCCTTCATCTTCATACCCATACTCAGTTTTGTCGAATATATCCCAGTTATCTATTCTCAACCAAAAATTAACTGACATATTACAAAAATATGCACCACGAGCTAACACTTTTCTAGTCTCACTGAACTTGATTGGGTCTTTACTTTCCTCCATTGTCATTGTCATGATCGCCACAGTACAAGCAGCCAGGTCAACAGCCTTATTGTAACTTGTAGGAGTGGGTTTTCCTTCAAATGATTGTATTAGATCAAAACATTTTCTTCTTGTCCTTTTAAAATATGTATAATCTGAAAACTCATAGCCTGTAGATACATATCTTGAAAATATTTCTCTTTGAGCTAGTGGAGTTAAGAGAAAACATGAAGGGAAAAATGATCCTTGGGATATTCTATCTTTATAATCCCTAGGCTTTTTCGTAGGATCATCAACTTTCTCATATCGAACTGATTCTAAATAGACTAGAAATACTACTACTGACTCATAATCCATTTTTCTAATATTTCTCTTTTTATAATCTTTCATCTTTGGTATTTCCAAAACTATCCCGTTTGATAATTTTACAGTTAGACTTGGGATAATTATTGATTGAAAAAGTGGATCAGACACAGCTACTCCTTTACACATCATATCCCTTTTTATCTTAAATGTCTCAGGAGGTTTCAACCCTGGAATGAATCCCTTTTTCCCATAATGATAAGGTTGCCATTTTTCAGTCTTCATTTCTCTGAGATCAATTGGACTAGTAGGGAATAGTATTTTACTGAATGGTTCATCTAATTCTGACAACATACATGTCTTATAATCTGATTTTAAATCGGGACCAATATCAACTATCCTAACATCTCTTAATGATTTCTTTCCCCACTTCTTTATGATTGCTCCACCTTCGAATGAAAATTCTCCTTCTTCATAATTCAGAACTAATTCAGGATTTACTAGTGCAGCTCTCCCCACTTTAACCTTTAATTGTTTAGCCATCATTAAAACTGTACAAAATGCAATAGCCTTTTTCAATTTACGTTTTCCAAGGTCATTCTTGTTCAGACTAATTTGGAATGAAAAGTCCATATATATTTTTGAACCATAATAGTTGAGTAAGACACCGTTAGAATCTTCTTTGTATTTTAACTCTATGTCATCATAAGTTACATTGAAATGAACTAATAAGAAATAAAAATCAATATAATATTGCATATCCTGTCTTGCTTGAGGTTTATTATATAAGATGGAACTTAATAAGACTCCACAAACTTCATCGTTTAAATTCAGATCACATCCGAGCTGAATTAATCTTGCTGAAGCATATATACAATCGACACTTCCAGGCTTTAATGTTATATAATTAATTCGATAAGGAACACTCTTTTCTTTATTGACTAGGTCCACTATGATCCTTTTCCCTAATGTAAAGTTTTGACAGACCATATCTAAAACTTTATTAATAGAAAATGTTTCATCTAATCTTACTGGTTCCTGCGTATGAATGTACGTAGGATGAGGCATAGATAAGTTCAACTTCTTAAATGCTGTAATAGGATCATCCATGCTATTTATTATCTGACTTGCTAGTTTTATATCTAAATCAAATCTACCTGGCATTATATATGATGGATAATTTATATCAAGGTTTAATATTTTTGCTAAAGCATATTTGGGATAAGTTATTTTAAATGCTCCCGGTGTTCGCGAATCTAGTATTGATATAGTTGAACCTATTACATCCACTTTTTGAATACTTAATATCTCAACAGATGCATCTATGCAATCCATTAATGATAATAGAACGGGTGATTTTCTGCATATTAGATTTAAAGTTTCCTCTTTCGAAAGAGGTTTACCTTCCATTTTATATGCATGATCAATGTATTCATTTAATTTTATCATTTTCTCACCTAGGTAATATTCAGACTTTTTATGATTCAAAATGGCTTGATATGTTGCAAGTATGCTCGAATTTCTATATCCTAATTTTATTGATTTAAAACTAAGCATATTCTTTGCAGCCCTTAACCCTTCCTTATAATTCAAATCAGAAATATATAGATAATGCCAATCTGGACATTTTATATATCCTTTATAAGGTGCAAAGTTTTTAAATTTATAATCCAATATTGGTATAGGTAGTGCAGCATCTACTGCTTCCCAATCCCCTGAAGTGGTTTCATATTGAATGAGTTCCCAAAGTTTAGTACAAGCTTGAATAGAATTAGGATCTTTTTTAAAGACTATTGCATTGTGAGCTCGACTACCAAAGAACATAGTAAAAAGTGGTGAAGCATTCCAGATGCCTCCACATTCAATTGGGACAAGCATATTAGTTGACTGCATAATCATACCAGGTAACATTGAGTAGAGTCTTCTTATGAAATGAGACATATAGGTAAGCATGATTGTAGCTGGAACAATCTGACCAGCATATCTCATAAATGATCTTATTCTTTCAGCACCAGCTAACATATCATACGGATATCCCTTACCAGGAAGATCTGAACAAGCTGAGACCAAATATTTTATCTGTGGAACATAAGTACCTCCTCCAACAGTGAAATATGAAAGAAATTCAGAAATAGGTGAACCAATGCATGACTTTTTTAAATTAACCCTGATACAAAATTCTTCACATGCCTTAACTAAACATGACCAAACCCAACCTATTGTAATCGAATCTAATTCGTCTGATTCTATTAATATATAAGAATCATCAGAGTGAACAAAGAAACTTATAATTAATTTCTTATCTAATTTGCTATAGACATAACTGCAAAATCTTGTCATCATTAAGTAATGTTTTAATGTTGAAAATTTATTAAGAAATCCTTGTGGCCAACCTGCTCCACCTCGGATTGGGTTGCTTATACCCCTCTTTGATAAATAATCTTCAAACTTTTTGGGCAGATAAACTTCTCGATTTGCTAAGTCTTTAAGGAAGTCTTTTATCCACGTATGATCAGGCCAGAACGTTTCTGCCATAACTTCGTAAATGCTTAAAGAATCCCCAGTTGACCACTTTGATGCATCTAAAGTAAAAGCTACATATTTGCTGTCTGACTTACTTCTAATATAAGCTGATTGAACCGCTCCTTGAAATATTTGAAACTTTCTTTCCCCTGGTTTTGATATCATTTCAGAGTCTAACTGTTCACATATATCATGAGCAAGTCTTTCTAGAACAGTCAGTTTACAGATAGTTTGGACATCAGTTACAAATATCTCTCTTTCCCCGGATCTATCATCTCTATCAGAAAGGTTAATTTTCACAGGGCTTCTAAATAGGAGCTGATTAATCTTTTCTACTGAGAAATTTTCAGAAACGTTGATAACTTCATCAAACAGTTTCTTTCCAGAAAATTTAGGAAAGACTGATTTTGTCCTAAGTAACTTGAATATAGACATATCAGTTATGGGTCTATCAATTATATAATATTTTAGCAATTCCGCTTGATTTTTAACCACACTTAAATTTTCCCTATTATAAGTATCATCTTTATACTCGAGTAGGGTGTTGCACAATCGAAGATACACATGACGTTTAGAAGAAGTCTTACCTTCAGTGAATGAGACTAAATAAGTCCAAAATAGTAATTCACGTATATTTCCTTTCTTGTTTGAGAAAGGAAGCTTTGCAACAACATTAGCTGAAGTAACATCAGAAAGAGTAACCAAACTTTCTTTAGTTTTAACAATAATTCTCTGGCGTTTTCTTGAATATTCTTCAACTTTTCTGATCAAGAAATGTGCAAGATGGCATGGTATGATGTTGCCAAGTTTTTCCTCCCATAGTTTATCAATACAAGAGTATGGTGAATTTAAAGAGGGAATAAGATATCGTAATAGAGATAATACAGTGAAAGCTTCATGTCCACGATTGAGAGAAACCATGTATATTAAGGATAAATCAGATCTATCAAAATTTGGCATATATGAACAAGAGCTTAAAAGTTTCCACTCGAGTGTGTTAAGAAGTTTTATTTCTGTTAATGAATAAGTTTGAGGGAGATAATAAACCAATGTTAAATTAGACTCGGAATGTAATATTTTTATATGGTATAATTTTTTAAGAACATTTAAATGTTGACTTGGTACAACCGATAATCGAGAAATAATGCAACCTGATTCCGATACTCTCATTCTCCCTCTTTTTATTAAAAAGACATCACAGGAACCAGCATGAGTGACATAATAATGTCCTCTCGGAATGGAGTTTGCACGAGATAGTATAGCCTCAGATAGCCTTAATGAACATTTAGCAGATGAAAACATCCTGCTATCCTTTAGAGAAGTAAAGTTAGAGTTAAATTCTTCATACGCAGCCAGAGATATATCATTAAACCTATCTAAGAACCGAGGTGCTAATTCATCGTAATTATTAGGTTCTTCATTATCTTCACAAAGTAGTTTGATAAAGTCTGGTATAACATTTGAATTTATTGACCCTAATGTTTGCTTCCTATCTTGAAATTCTATATGAAAGACAGGATCTAAATCTTTAATCTTAACATAAGTAGAATCATCTAAGTTAGGAACATACTTAGATAACTTCATCATGTTACAAACACTCATTTTTGAGAATACCGGGGGAAATATGCCTACTTGTTTAATTCTTCCTTCTCGCTCTACAATATTTAAATTGAGAGAGCCTGATGTAGGTAGGTCTACATAAGGAGGAGTATCAATGATCTCTAACATAGATGAAGCAATCGTATCTTTTACAACAAAGTTAGACTCAACATCATCAACTACATCATCGAACTGTACATCCATAATTGACTTAGGTAAGTCAGATGTTTCACTGTCACTTTTATCCTGACTTGAGTTACTATCACCAGAATAGTATGAGTCAAAATCGTCGAAGTCGTCAAAGGTTATACCTCACATAATAATTCCTAGCCTGATCTTTTTTGTAAT